GGCGACGATACAGAAATCAAAGCGGTCCAGGAGTATTGGCAAGCCATACAAAAACCCCAATACAACCCACGCGAAACGGTCAGTCAAAACCTTATGCGTATCAAAAACGATATAGGCTATTGGCCTGAACCTTTTTACAACGACAATGTGGTGCAGACCACCCTGTTAGAATACGAAGAAGATTCACCCTTTATAGATATGTTTAAAAAGCAAGCCGCTTTTGAGAAACGACAAAAGGAAGAAGATACTAAACGTGTGTATAGACAAAAAGATTGGGACGATGACGTTCCTTTTTAATGGAGAAAAAAATGAAAGCAATACCTGAACTAGAACAATATGAACCAACCCAGAAAGGCGACGCACTTGTTGTCTTTGATATACCCAACGAACTTTACCACTCTGATGTAGGTAAGAGTTCCAGCTTCTTTCGTAAGTTTGGTGAAAGCCAAATACACGCGCTTGAAGTAGAACAAGAAACGACCAAAGCAATGGAGTTCGGTACTGCCGCTCACTATATGCTAGTGGAGGGCGACGAAGCCTTTCATAATAATGTAGGCGTAATCTTTGGATCCCCGTATACGAAAGCCAATAAAGAAATGAAACAAGAGTTTATTGACAGAGGCTTAGTCGTTATCAACGAAGCTGATATGCACGCGATCAATCAAATGGATGCCTATATGATTGAAGAAGGCAAGATGTACCTAGACGGCGACGGCAAGATACCCGAGGCATCTTTCTATTGGTTTGAAGACGACGTCTTGTGCAAGTGCAGACCAGACATCATCTGTAAACCGCAAGGCCCACATCAAGATTACGAGATAGTCGTGGTTGATTACAAAACCACCTACTCTTGCAGTCCTGAGTCGTTCAAAGAATCTGTATTGAAATACGGATACGCAGAACAAGCCGCCTGGTACAGAAGGGGTATGGAAGCTGCGGGATACAAAGTCAAAGAGTTTGTTTTTGTCGCGCAAGAAAAGAAACAACCTTACGCCAGTAAAGTATTCAAGATAACCAACGAACAAATGGACGTGGCTTGGCTGACTATGGAGAAGCATCTACACGCTTATATGCGACATCTGAAAGGTGAGAAGCCAACCGTATACAACAGTCCTAATGTTGTTACACTTGATTTAGATGGCCAAGATTAAATGTAAAAAATATGGACCACCCCCAGTAGGCACTACGGCTTTGCTTGTATGTGATTGTGCCTCTTGTGCAATACCAACTAGAAAAGATCAAGAAAAATTACTGGAGCAAGTTACAAGAGCGTTAATTTATATGCAGAGCAAAGAAAATTATAAACTTAATAAAAAAAAATAAATGGCCAAGATTAATTCCAGAAACAAAGGCGCTCAGTTTGAGAGAGACGTTGTACGTATACTCAATAACTTCTTTATAGAGGAAGGTATAGACTTTCAAACTAAGCGCAACCTGGATCAATATCAACAACGAGATCTTTGCGATCTGCAAATACCCAACCACGCGATAGAGTGTAAGTTCTACAAAGAAGGCGATTGGGTAAAGCCTGAGTGGTGGCGACAAGTATGTGCAAGTTGCGAAGACAACATCCCCGTACTTATCTACAAATACAACCGCAAACCGATACGAGTTTGCATACCTCTGTACGCGATCAATCCTGATTGGGTACGCGACAACCAAGCGATAGCCGTTATGACTATGGACGATTGGTTATCTATCTTAAAAACGAATTGGGATTTATACGGGAAATAAAATAAAGGGGTCAATCGACCCCTTTATTCTTCAGTAAGTAATTCGCCACTTGTTTAAAACCCGTATCTACGACACTTCATTACTTGGGATTGCGCCACCTGTCGCCGCAGCTCGGTATATGTAGATACGAAACTTTGTATTGTAAGTGCTAGGTTGAGCTTGGCTCTAACGACTCCTAGCGTAGCCGAACGATTACAGTGAGGGCTTGTTTAGGGGAGCTGCCTCACCTGGAGAAGCATCGTTTGATTCATCCATGCTTGGTGGTAAGTCTACCGCCTTTGGAGCAGACTCAGTCTTCAACGGCAAGAACGATTTGATTTCGTTGCTTGGACCGTATTCACCAGTCTGATCTTCAACAATGACGACTCTCGCTTCAAAAGTTTTGTTTTGAAACTCCCAAGCAGTCTTGGGAACTTCTTTGAAACCAACAGCTTTTGCCAAACGAGCAAAGTCGTTATTAGCGTAGCCTCTGATTTCTTCTTGCTTTTGTTTATCGTCATTTACATACCAGAGGTTAAAGTTTTTTCTTAACCTCCACCCAGCGTAGTTATCACCCGTTACTTCGGCTTCTAACTTCAAGTAGTCGTTACCAGCCGCAGACGTTGTCTTTTCGCAAGACAATATTACGACAGGGTAATCACCCTCTGGAATTGCAGAGCTACTCTCTGCGGCATCCAAGTCTATATCCAATCCTTCAAAGTCACTCATGCTGCACCTCCTGCAAATCCGAGTTTGTTTATTACACTAGCCAGATCGGGTGACTCAAACCCGTCTAACTTACCTGAACGATCCTTGGCTATATAGTTCTGACCAATTCTCGTTTGCAACCATCTTGTAGTGACGGTCTTACCTTCTTCATTTTCTTCGTCAAACGTACGAAGAACCAATACTTCATCAAAGAAGTAAGGTATCTGCGTAGGAAGTTTGGCGCCAACCATCATCGGTTGGTAATGATAGGCACCTGTCTGCTCGTCACGTTCTCTGCTTTGTTTAGCAATGAATATAACGTGGACAGGTAAATCCCTGAACCTACGCATCGTTTTAATCATCACTTCGATGACCTCTCCGTACGCACGTCTAGGATCTTTACTTTTGGCCTTTTCTTGCGAAAGCAAGATTTCAGCCATTTCTGTAACACTATCAAGACAAACGGTGTCGTATTGTAGTGTTCCGTTCTCAAGTAGTTGAGCTATCTCTTCTATCTCAGAAGCTTCCTTAACCTCGATTGCATCAAGATCAGGGGCATCCTTAATAGAGAGAAGACCACTCTCCATACTAACGACTAATGTTTTACCAGGAGCCGTTTGACAAAGAGTTGTTTTACCCGCACCACTTTCGCCATACACTAAAAGTTTGGCGCCTTGCGACTCAACTAAATCGCTCGGAGACTTGATGCGTTCCTGAATACTAATGTTCATATTTTTCTCCAGTTGTTAATGTAAATGTTTTCAGTTACAATCACACGAAAACATAATTACACATATAGTATACATGAACAAAGCAAAAATCAATAAGAATCAATGGAAGATTAATTACTTCCATAGGCAACAACAATTGGTAGAGAGAGAACTGATGGATTTATACAGTCAGGGACTTGAACCAGCATATAAGGAGCGTGAAGTGGAACGAGTGAGTTTAAGTAAATACATAGAGTTTGTAGGGATCGAAGCTGCTGCAAAGTTATTCGATTGTTCTACACATACAGTCAAGGCTTGGAGGTATGGCAACAGACAGCCATCAACGGATCAGGCCAAAAAGATTATTGTGGCAACTGAAGGTAAGTTAGATTTCTTTTCCATCTATGGTCCTATAGATAGCGAAAAAGAAGATACAAGTGAAACGGTTGAGTAGTGTTAAACGTCAAAGCGTCCGCGCAGGATTCTGCGTTGGAACTCGCTCTTGCGTATGCGGAAAGTGGCTACAGCCCTGTTCCCTTACTACGCCATAATAAAGTACCGCCAAAAGAATTAGGCGGATGGCAAAAGTTTAAAGAACGACAACCGACGACAGAAGAAATAACAAGATGGTTTCAAGGCCGTGATGACCTTGTCGTAGCTCTGATATGTGGCAAGTTCATTGTTGTTGATGCCGATACACCAGAGGCAGTCAACTGGGCAGAAACCAATTTACCAAACACACCATGTAAAGTGGCAACGGGTAAGGGTATGCACTACTACTACAATAACCCTGAAAACTTTACGACTTATGTTGCCAGAAGAACCGATACTTCAGATCCCGCAAAACTTATAGATATAAGGGGAGAGGGCGGTCTTATTATTGCACCTTATAATATTCACGCGACAGGTGCGATATACGAGCCTAAGTTTATAGAGGAGTGGGATTGGCATGATACGAATGATCTGCCTGATCTGACAAAAGAACATTGGGTGATGATAACGGGTGTTGATAAGGTCAATACCAAAAGCATATCGCAACCTTTTGAACTGACGGGTGTAGCACAAGGCAGTCGTAACGATAACGCGGCAAGACTGGCTGGCAATCTAATAGCCAAAGGTGTGACTATAGAGATGGTGGAGTTTTTTGTTCAATCTTGGAATCAACAAAACAAGCCACCTTTACCTAGATCGGAGATATCAACTACAGTAAACTCTATACAAAAGACACACGATAGAAAGAACCAACAAGCGCCAGCTTTCATTCAACGCACCTACAACGTGAAAGAACCAATAGATCTCTACGAACCACCAGGCATACTCAAAGATGTATACGAGTATTCTGAAGAGATAGCGCAGATACAACAACCCGCTCTATCGCTGCAAACCTCGTTGGCTTTAGGGTCTGTTGCACTTGGTCGTCTATATAAGACAGATATGAACAACTTTTCGTCTTTGTTCTTTATGTGTATTGCCAAATCAGGACAGGGTAAGGAAAACGTAAAGACGGTGATAGAAACCATATTAGAAGGAGCTGGGTTTGAAGATTTAATGGCGGGTGACGGTTATACGTCTAGTGGCGCGGTATACAGTTTACTGCGTCACAAACCAACACACGTCACCGTTATGGACGAATTTGGTAAAAGGTTAGAGTCAATATCCAAATCAACTAATTCAAACAAGGAAGACGCTATACAGGTGCTTATGGAGGCTTGGGGACGTTGTCACGGCACGTTAAGGCCAGATAACTACTCTATGATGACCTTTACCCAAAAACAGCAACAGGAAGCCTTAGATCGCCATACGATCAAACCAGCGATCACGTTGATTGGTATGTCTGTACCTAGAAACTTTTACGGTGCTTTATCAACAGGACGTATCGTTGATGGATTTTTGAACAGGTTTATCGTTGTTGAATCTAAGCTACCTAGAACCGTAGGCAGAATGGTCCCGTATATAGAACCATCCTACAAGGTATGCGAATGGGTTAGGCAAGTTAGGGCGCCTATAAACGATATGGAGGAGATAGCCAGAGACAACGCTGAGATGAATCTCAGTCAACGTGTGATTGCTTTTGATGACGAATCAAAAGAACTCTTGAACAAATTAGCTTACGAGCTTGTGGATCAACAGAACAAACTGGAGAAGGACGGTTTAGAAGTATTACTCTCAAGAACGAGAGAGAAAGCAATGAGGTTAGCTTTGATTTGCCAATTGGCAGATAGACCTAACTCAAAGAAGATAACTGCCGATATGACTAAGTGGGCAATAGACTATGTGTATTACTACGATCAACTGATGGTGGCTACGTGTGAAGACAAGGTAGCTGGATCCGAAATGGAAAGTCGTATCAAACAAGTGTTAAGTTTTATAAGAACGCAAGGGGAAATGGGGATCAGCAAAAGAGATATTGATCGTAAAGAAATATTCAGATCAATGAAATCTTTTGAGGTAAAAGAAATAATAAACAGATTAATAAACGCTGGAGAAGTACAAGAGAAGGACGTACGCGTGAAACAAACAGGCAGACCGATGAAACGCCTAGTCGCGATTGATCCTAATTTCTTCGACGATTGATGGAGGTAATTATGATGGCCAAGCCAAAGATGGAAACGATCAACGATCAAAAACGAGAGGAACGTGTAGCTGGATTTATAGAAGGATTATGGGGAGTTAGATGTCATAAACTGCCAGTCTCTTACGGACTGGACTATTGGTGTGAAAGTAAAGGCAGTTCTTTTTGGATGGAAGTAAAGTGCAGAAGTTTTGGTATCAACAAATACGAAACACTTTTACTCAGCGCATCCAAACTAAGAATGGGGGCTGCTTTGTCCCTCGCAACGAACAGACCATTCGTTCTAGTGTTTGCAATGACTGATAGTGTGTACTCACATACTTGGGATAAAAATAAAGTATATGACGTCAGATTCGGTACAATCGCCGAGCCGCAACTGCCAGAAGATTCAGAACCATACATACATCTTCATAAGAAAGACTTAACGTGTTTATCGGATAGTGCCTTGGGATTTGATAGAGACGAGCTTGGATTAACTTAATAATTCTGCTATTTCCTGATCTCTTGGATTAGGTAGTAGCGTTGGTCCCCTACGTGCGACTGTTGCAGTCGGTACGCTTTGCACTTCAGGTAGGTCTAAAGATACTTGTGGGGGTCTTGGTATTTCTCTTATACCTTCACGTATTTGTTCAGTGGCTTCACCAAAGTCAAAATCTATATCTGCGTCGTCTATTGTTTGTTCTGCAAAGTCTGACACCTCTTCGCCAACATCAGATAATTCTTGACCTAACAATACAGGAGGCGTCAAACGTAAAGCATCTTTTACAGCTTGCGTGACTATATTAATACTTTCAGAATCTGATTTGGCCAGTCTTCTTACAACAGCTGGATTTCTCATCAAAGATCCTACTACTCCAAGTTGTATTAAAGTTGGCAACATCGCAATATTAAAAGCGTTTACAGCTACTGCTCCAGCTATCAGAGTACCCGCTCCTCCACCTTCTGAAGCTGTCATTACTCGCAAATCTCTGACTAAGTTTCTCAAATCTTTTACACTTTGCTCTCCAAACATCGCACGTAAGGTATCGTCTCCTTTCGAGTTCAACGCTCTTTCTAAAGCATCTGGTTTGAAAACTTCGTCGATTGTTTTACCAGGTCCTTTGGCTGAACGTAATAACTCGCGCATACTGTCTTGTTGTATGTTTGAAAAAGTTTCTGGTTCTAACACATCCTTCATTCTGTTGATATTAGAAGCCTGGCCATTTCTAAATAGTGTGTTTACGATTTCATCTGGTTCTGCGCTTTCTATCCTTCTAAATAATCTATCAGTCTCAGCCTTATGTAGTGCGTTTTCATTTCTAACTAAATCGTCTACAGCTTTTGATAAATCTTTCATTTCAATTCTGCTAACTATTTTATCTAGTCTTTTCGCATCTACTTTCCTATTTATCTTTGCAAAGTCACTTAACATACGATCAAGGTCAGGTATGTTGTCAAAGAGAACTTTTTGTGTAGATCCAAGATTTCTTTTGAAATAATTAGCAAATGCAACAGGATTGACCTCACCTGTATCAAGACGCACGTTAGGTGAATCTAATGCTTCTCTAACAAAATTTCTTTGTAGTTCGCTTTTAGCTTCTGCTCTACCCGCCTGATCGGGTATTGCTTGTAAAACTCTAGTCAAAACTTGCGGTCTATCTTTCTTTAAAACGTGCTTATAAATCTCGTCTATATCGTAAGCATCTGAAGTAGCATCCTTTCTTATTTTAGCCACAATAGTATTATCAAACGGTCTAATCGCTTTTCTGTACCTTTGGTTGTATTCTCTAATTTGTTTGGTGGCAGAGATCAAAGCTTGTGTTTGTTGGGGTGTGAGATCACCTTTTGCGTAGGTTGATACCAATCTACCTTGCGCTGTATTTTCAAAAATTTCATCTATGTCATCAGCTATAACTTTCAACAATCGTGTAACTTGTCTAGCTTCTGAACCAGCACCTCTTTGTACCGCCAAAATTGCAGATCGTAGATTACTCAAAGCTTCAATGGACATGCCCTCGTCTTCAACTTTTTTTAGTATATTTCTTATTACGCCTACTTTGCCGCCCGCAACCCCTTCAACAGCTTGATAAAGTTCTAGGCCAGGATTCTGTTTTAACAAATTGTTTATTTTTTTGACAAGTTTTTGGGTGTCTAATTTTATGGTTCCGTTTATTTCTCCTAAGCCATTACTAAGAATAAAATCATCTATTTTTTGTGCGTCTCTTACAAACTCGCCTACTATTTGATTACCTTCTATATCGGTATATTGACCAAACTTAGCGTCGTAAGCCTTTTTAATTTGCTCTCTCAATGCTTGCCCAACTCTTACCCTGTCAGGATTATTGGTCAAAGCTCCGTTGTCTATCATTTTGACAGCGTTATTAATAAGATCATCTAATGCCTGTTGTGACAGATTCTTTTTTGCATTTATATCGTTTAATAGTTGTTCAACTTCACGTTGCGTCAATTTACCCGTTTGAGTTGCTTGAGCAAAATCGTCTAGGCTTGCAGTTATATCTCCTTGTTTTTCAAGCATACGTGTAAGTCTTTGCGTACCGTATTCAAGAAGTTGTTTGTCTCTTTCGGTTCTACCAAAAACAGTTTCAGCAGCAGCTTGTATTCTGCCAGGGATGGATCTGCCTAAAGCCCTTTGTGATACAGCAGCTTCTGTAAAAGTTTGTATTTGACCAGCCTCTTGCGCTTTTTTTACATCATCAAAAGTAGCTGTCCTGCCGAGTCTTTGACTTAATTGTGCAACTTCATCAGGATCTGCACCTTGCGCTATAGCTCTTGCTATATCAACGTCAATTATTGGCGCCTTTCTACCTAAAAGTGCGTACAGCCCCATACCCCCTAATTCAAATATACCTTGGGAAACTGCTCCAATAGTTCCTTCTTCTAAAAGTTCACTAGCAATCTCAGAAGAATCCTGTAATTGTGTATTGTTCAGTAATTCAAATCCTTCTTCTGCACCTTTACCGCCAGCTGAACCCAAACCTGTAGCTGCGGTTCTGACGACCCTATCATTTTTTAGCAGTGGTTTTAATTTTGAAATTACTTTTCCATACGGATTCAAAGCCGCTATAGCTCCAGCAATCGGACCAACTGTTCCTGCAAAATCTGCAAAATCAGCAATAGACATACCTTCTTCGTCTACAACAATATTTTTGTCAGTTGGTTCTAATCCCAGTCTTCTTTGACCGTCAGGCGTAACAGCCAATCTCCCATTTGAATCATATATAAAATTACGCGATCCAACATATCTACTTAATACACGTTCTTTTTCCTCTTTGGTTTCAGCAGTATCTAATTGCGCCCTAAGTGCTAGATCGCCTATACCTGTTTGGTAATCAAATTGACTTTCGTTATATATTTTGCCGCCAGCTTCTTTAGCTAAATATTCTTTAACTTTTTTGACAGCTAGTTCTTCTTGTCCAGGCTCGCCTTCGACTTCAATAATTCTGCCATCTGGTGTTTCGATTTCATATATCATCAGTTTAATTTGAGTCTGATTCTTTGAACTTCTTGTGTGTCTTGTTGACCTGAATCAGAAACAGGTTTTCCTAAATCAAAAGGTGGTGTTGCGTTGTATTTTGCGTAAGGTTTTAAGCTTGCTTCGTAATTGGTCATACCAAGTTTGTATCTTGATTGCGCTCTTGCGTAAGCTTTGTCTAATTTATCAAGAACATTTTCTTTACTTGAATTCCATTCTATTTTACCAACTAAACTTCCTGCAATTTGTCTGTCTAAGTTTGATATTGTTCGGCCACTCTCTCCAGTAAGTTCTTTTATATTACCGTTAATAATATCGTTGATATAATTTTTAGCAGCTTCTCTGGTGCTAAGTGGTATGCTTGCTCCAAATGCGAATCTACGTGCTTCATTAAAGTATTCTTTGAAAAGAGGAGTAATACCCGTAGCATCCCCTGTCTGTACTAATTTTTTAGCTTCGGTAATTGCTTTTAATACGCCATCAGAAGTTTCTACTTCAAATATGCTTTCTGATAAATCTTTTGCATATTTAGCTTGATTATCTTGAAACTTATTAATGTTTTTAATTTCTTCTTTTGCCAGAAACTCTTCAAATTCTGATATTTCACCAGTGGCCTGTTCGGCTTCTTTTTGTTCCAATGCAGTCAACGCTGACCCTTCAGCTATACCAGCACCTATTTGACCAGTCTCAACCATTTTTATACCAATATTTCTAATAAGGTCTGAAAAGTTTTTGGTTTGAAATATACTGGCTTGTTTTTGTTCAGGCGTTTCGTCTACAACTACTTGAGCAGATTCGTCATCTTTGTCTTTTTCTTGGTCGTCTTGTTGACCAGTAGTTACCACTTCGTAACTGGCATCAGCGACGGCTGTTTCTTCGTCTTTATCTTTTTGCGTTGTTGTTTGTTGTTCAGCTTCTAGCGCTGCGATTTCCTCCGCTACGTCTTCAGCAGATGTGCCAGCTCCAAAAGCTGTACTCGCAATAGCTGTACCACCTAATAAAGATGCTGGGCCTGTCTGTACGTCATATTTATATGATCTAGGATCAAATTTAGGTAATGCTTGAAATCCTTTTTGCCCCGCTACAGCAACGCCTGGTTTTTTAGTAGCTTTAACTGGTGTAAATCCTCTTAACCTACCTACCAAGTTCCCTATACCTGAAATTACTTTACCGCCCACTTTAGTTTGTGCTAACGGTATGGCAGATATACCCAAACCAATATTACCTATTGTGCTTGCCAATCTGTTACCTTGTTGTCTTTCGTATGCCTCAACAGGATCACCTGTTGGAGATAAACTTACATCTACATATTCTTGATCAATTATCTCTCCGCTTGATCTTTGTTTGATTGCAAAAAAATTACCGTCTTGCTCAACTATTTTAGTAGTAATCTCTACTGGATTGATTTGCGATGGCGTTAAAGACCTAGAAACGACTATATCGCCTTCAGCGAACATTCTTCTATTTAATACGTTCAATTTCCGTAACTCCCAGTATTTTGGCCATACACGCTAGTACCAGTAGGCGTATTAGTACCTGGATTCATCGTTCCGTATACGTTTAGGAATGTTCCTATACCAGCTGCCAAAGGATCTTGCGGCATACCGTAAGTGGTTCTGACATCTGAGAATCCAGGTTGATATGTTGGTAAGAAACTACGTACATATGAAGCTGCCTGAGTCGGAGCCATTCTTGTAGTCACATCTCTCTCATACTCTCTGCCAAGAGCAGTATCCATCACCCCTCTCGCTGTTGCGCCTAATCCTGCCAGTTCGCCTCTTGATCTAATTCCTAAATCAACTACATCTCTTCCTAAACCACCTATACCAGCTCCATAACCAGCTATGTCAGAACCAATTGATCTGGCCATACCTGCGCGCCTTGTACCTATTCCGCCAAATTGTGAACCGAAACCAGCTAAGTTACCAGCCAATCTTTCTCTGGCTCCAGCTTGTCTGCCAAATTCACCAATAGCTGCATCTTGCGCTCTTTGATAGCCGCCAGAACGTATACCAGCCAAAGCCTCTCCAAGACCTCTGCCTAACGCAGCT